GATAACATGTTTGCGTTATATGATGTAATGTAAGTATTATAAGCTAATACGTCAATTATTGTTGATAAGTTAGAACCTTCAAAATCATAGTCAGTAAAATCTGAACTACTTTGAATGTAATCCTTTAATGATTGTTTTATCTGGTCAAAATCCAGATTTGTAAAATTTATTAGTGACATTTATCGAGTTGGCAATAACACAAATTCTAATTGTTGCGGTGGAACATCTATTCCCGTGACTTCATATTGAATTACCACATTCATTTCGTTATCTTCCTCATTAGGATTTACCGAAACATCTAATAAATTCACTCTTGGTTCAAAATTTATGATTGAACTTCTAATTTCATCCTCAATTGCAAGCGCAGATACATCATCTACATTCTCAAAAAGCGATTCTGAGATACGAGAACCAAAATCTGGGTTAAAAAACTTCTCTCCGGGTTGTGTAAATACGATATTTTTCAATGAACGAGCAATCGCACTCGTATTTTTAAGCCCAATGAGGTCGTCATTCAAGGGATTGGTCTTAAATGACATACTTAAGTCCTTAAATTTTCGACTCGCTCTCTCTTGAGGCATTTAAGTATAGTTGATCTAACTTATTTATACCTAAAAATTTGGTATGTCGTCAGGTTGTGCCTTTTCTTTCGCTGTTTTCCAGAAATAATTCTCATCATTGCCAAGGCCATCACGATCATGACCGTTTTCGACCTGATAGTATACTGTTGAAACCTTAAAATCAGGGTTTTTCGGGTTCGCAGGAGTCAAACTGTTGTCAAAAATGCGTGTTCTGTTGTTCGGATACAAACAAAACTGCCCATTATCGAGTTCAATCAGGTTATGAGACTTGTGTTCAGCTGGTTGTTCACTCGTTGAGTAGTCAATCGCATCAGGATCTTGATGATAATTGTCAATTGTACAGATATAAGTGCCCGTCTGCGTTCCATAGTCTCTTGTATAGACCTCATAATGCATTGAACCGACGAATTGCTTCTGTACAACCGTCACTCCATAGTCCATACAGTTCCAAAATTGCAGATTATGCAGTTCCATATCCGGCGATGGTTTCTCAGGATCCGAGACGAACGCGGATATTGGTAATTTATCATACATCGCAGCGTAATCAGGCAAATATGTTTCAAAATAAAAAGCGCGTCCGGGAATCGACTTGACCGAAACCCAGACACCTTTCACAAATTCACCGTGGCCACTCTGATGATCAGTTAAATATTCCTTTCTCACCCATACTTCATAGGCAGGAAGGTTTGCAATCAAACAAGCCATTTAAGTTTTAAGTGTTTTTACTATTTACCCTGTCCACGATATGCCTTTTTCTTTGCATTTCGAGAAGTTGCGGATAATTTGGTTCTCGCCGAGGAACCTTGACGAGTTTTTTTGGGGCGAGACTCAATGGTCGTACCGCCCATAGCGTATCTAGTTGCCATTATCGATGTGGATTATAATAATTTAAGTAGATTAAGATGATGAATAGTATTACGAGTATCGAGAAGAACGCGACGATCATTAGATTACCCTCGTCTTCTCATGCCCAACACGTATACGTGGATCACACCAGATCTCAAAGTCTGCCTTCTGTGCATCTAAACAGAATGAAACGTCTTCACCGCACATATCCTGTACTTCACCTGACTCAAAGACTTGCATCTGAGGTGCAAACCAAGGATATTCAAGTTTTTCAAATACACCTTTCTCAATCATCACCCAGCCAAAACCAGTGTAATCAACTGTAAATGGTTTCTTACGCTTACCCATTGTCTCAACTGTTTCATGATTCATGACTCCACCGTTCTTACGGAAGTCATCTTCCTCTAACCAGTGAGCAACAGAGGTAGTTGAACCGTCTTCAGTGGCATACCATCCGGCAACGATACCATTCTTCTTTGTTTCATCTTCAACAGCATCGGCAGGAAATGCAAGATCGCATAATTGCCAGAACTTTGCGGTATCAAAGACAATATCACTATCAATCCATAACTGATAGTCATACTCTAACTTACCATCCCAAGGTTTCTGATTGGGGCCACGTAATACATTTGCTCCGAGTACTTTACATCGAGCAAAGTTTACCATTGATGAATAATCCTGAGATATCTGAATACTCATATTATTCTGAACCATGTCAAAACAAAGTTGTACAAAGTTCTTGAGAAAGATATAAGAGCATCCTCTACCGGGAAGGCAGAAGACAATCTTCTTTCCTTTCATTCTTTCTTTAATTGCATCGATGTCCCATTCAGGGCCTTTTTGTTTCGGTGCGACTGTTTTTACTTTAAATCCTTTTGCCATAAATGAAGATCACCTATCTTAATTTTATCAGTTTAATCCTTGTTTGTCAATCTCTCACACTTAAAATATATTCTTATTTGATAATACTTCTCTCTTACGTATTTCTTTGGTTCTGGTCTCTTATATGGATTGCTCTTCTTTTTAATTTGGTCATGTTTGTGATACATAAAGGTTATACTGCACCTTATTTATACCACTTTAATATGAGTCATCTCCCATTGGTTCGGTATATATCACCTTGCCTGGCCCACCGTATCCAACTTTTCCTTTGACCTTCACATATGATAAGTCACTCTCTGTATAATCCGTCTTTAATATTCCAACCATCACCTTTAACATCTCCCATGTCTCTTCAAACTCTTCTTCGTCCAAACAGTTATAGATACATCTATCTCTTGCATAGATGTGATACAACGTATCCTCGTGAATTCCAACCATCCCTTTAATATAATCTTATATGTATTTAGAGGTTCCGGAACAAACCATACAAAGGTATGTATATAAACATGATTTTTAAAACACTAAAAAGGCGGTTTTTAGCCACGGAAAAAATTTTGGTGCCAATGAGTTTTTATTTCTTCTTACTTCTTCTCTTTCTCTTTGGTTTATTATCAACTTTATCTAAAAACGAAAAGACATAAAGACCTATCGCCACCCATATTAGTATCGTCCATCCGTAGTTCATTTTAGCCAGGAAAAAAATTTTGATTTGGTTTGAATATCTCTCTCGCGTTTTGTCACCTCTGTAGGTTAGGGTAGTGAGCTATTTTAATAACGGCATCGCGCCCGCCCCATAAAAACATAAGGGCGCAAATAACTGTGTTTTCACTAACTGTTAAGACCCTTTGCCACTAGGATTGCTTCGTAAAATGGTGTTAATAAGATTTTCTCTGCACCACTCTTTTGAACTGTCACATAACCACATTTTTTTGCTAGTGTTTTCTCGTCTGCTGTCTCGTCTTGTCTGATAGTGTCGAGGAGTTCAATTCCAGATAGCATAATAAAAAAGTGATCTTACACTAATGGGACACTTTAGAGGGCTCCATTAATCACTATTTGTTTATACTAACTTCGCCCAAATTGTCAGCACTAAGTTAACACTAATTAAGCACGAAATAACACCACTAAGTAACACTAATTAATCATAATTTAAGTCCTCAATAATAACACTTAAGGCTTCACAATCCTCATCTAATTTGAATAACTTTTCATAGTTAATTTGATGCGGATTAAAATCACTTAACACTGACATATTAAGCGTAATTCTGTACTGTTTTTGCGTAGAATTAGCGGGCAAAACTGACATAAACTGTGCAGCCTCTAAGTGTATATAATTCATTATAAATCAACTCATAATTTATGTCAATAATTATCTGTAATCTCTGATAATTCGTATTACCCCCACTTGTGATTTATCCGCTTTTGTGATAAACTGCTCGCTAAGATAACAACAAAAACTAACAATTAATCGAATGAATTAAAACGCTTAAATATATTTAAAAAAGGTTTTTTTCCACAATTAATGAAGTTTTCCACAGGTTTATGCACATTAAGTAACAAAAACCCCCAACAAGTAGCTTCTGATAACTATTACTTAACATCACGAATTAACCTCCTTATTTAACTCTGAATAACTGTAAAATAACTGATAATAATAATCATCAAATAACTTAAATTCATACGCAGTTTGTGTTACTAACTCGTCATTATCTACGTTATCATATAGTCTGCGAATTTCATTATAATTCATGTTACTTTTCCTCCTGTAATTTGAATTGATAAGTAGCAAAAAACCACTCATAATCGTCAGATTCAACTTCACCTTTACACACATATTCCTGACCGATTGAGTAAGCATCTTCTCTTCGGTTAGTGTCAATTAAGTGCTTAAATCTGTTGACATAATGCTCACTTAAGATTTGAACATTTCTCTCTAAACTAATACTCATTGGGCTAAATCCTCAAATCTTTTTTGTGCAATTTCAATTTGTTTCTCTTCACTTAGATACGGAAAAGCTTCCTGTACCTCTTCAAATAGTGTTTCTAATATCTCTTCATTTTGTAAACAACTCATAATAAATAACCTCCTTAAATGTAAAATAGTGTTGATAAAAAAAATCGCTTTCGCTTCTCGTATGGAAGAGAATCGGGGCGACTATCTGATAATTAG